TGAACTCTTCGCAAAACTTTGCCTGTTGCAGCATCTCTTTGGACGTAAGTTTTAATTCATCGTAAATTTCTAGTTCAATCATTTTAATGCAAACTAGCTGATGCATTAGTTGGTGTTTTTTCTTTGGATTCATAATTCCTTTAGTTTTAAAAATTCGTCTAAAGTTACAACCGTTTTTGTCTTTGATTTAGATCTTACGTAAAAATCCATATCTGATTCAAATTTCTGAAAATAACATTCCATATTACTTCTAATCAATGATCTTTCGTTTTTCCAAATTTGCAATCCTGTTGCTAGTTCTTGAATTTCTTGAATTGTGAGAGTAGTGCAATCTACTTGTGTGTTGTTTATTGTGTTCATATTGATGATTTTATGACGATAAACCCGTCAATTACTTTAAATTCTTTGTTACCTAGTTTATATTTTTTTGCAATAAATTCTTTGTATTCGGCCAAACTTGCAAAGCCTTCAATGTTCCTTTTCTGAGTTTTTGTGTATTTCACATTCTTTTAAATAAAGGTCAATTAATACTTTTGTACTTTTTAAATCCGCTTGAAACTGCCCTTTTTTGCGACATCGCATAATCCTTTTTATAAGGTCAAATTCGTAGCTGTTTAGCTTTTGGTCCTCGCAAAATTTGTAAAGCGAACCGTTGCTGTTGTCGTAGTGTTCGGGTGTGTTTGTTGTTAGTTTAAAGTCTTCTTGACAAAAAGAAACATTACAATCAATGTTTTTTTCTGAAAGTAAACTATTTTTTTCATTTGAAAAATATTTATTACCTACTTTAAACCAATCAAAACCATTTGCAAAAACATTCACACACTCATACCAATTTCCTTTTATAATTTCCATTTTTTTTTAAGTTTTTAAATTAACCCGCTAAATTAATAGCGGGTGTTTTGGTTAGTTAATTTTCCATCCTTGAATTGTATTGAAATAAACCGTTTCGCCTTGTGGATTAACCCACTCACGGCCCCTTAAATTTATTCCAATAACTACTTCTTGCCCTAAGCTAAAATTGTTTAACAAATCGCATTTATCCTGTACAAATTGCACGGAAATATCTTGCGGGTATTGCTCCTCTGTTGTTACAACTATATTTTTACTTTTAAACGTACCTTTTTCAATAAGGTTTTGAATTACTTTAATTTTTCCTGAAACTTCCATTTTTAAAATTGTTTATTATTAATTAAATATTGGACAAATTCATTTCTCAATTTTACCGCTTCTGTGATTCGGCTTTTTATTAAATCAATTCTTGCCTCGTCCCGATCAATTACTATTTCGTGCCACATTTCCACGCCGTTGTAAATAATATAATTGAAAAAATAACATCTTACTGAATTACTGCACATCATTTGCATTTGCATCTGGTCAATGTAAAATTTATCAATTGCTTTTATTCCGCTTCTGACAATGTGAAAAAACTTTTTAGGTTTCGGGCATTTGATTTCTAAAATCGCATCGTTTCCAACATTTCCATCTGGAGACGCTCCCGCATATTCGCCAAATGGATAGAAATAACTTTCTTTGACCTCAATAAAATCAAGTTCTTTAATTTCTTTAAATTTATTGAATGCTAACGGCTCTAAATCAATACCTCTCTGCATATCAAAAGAAACAAAACTATCTTCTTCGTCTAGTCCAAAAACTATTTCGTTTGCCTTTTCTTCAACGTATGCTTCGCCTGTTAATCCCAATCCTTTTATTCCTAAAAGGTCGCTTATTCTCGAAGCGGTAAACCTTCCCTTTCTAGATTCAAACCATTCTTTACTTCTCTGCTGATCCATGTTCTAAATATTTTTTATAAATTTCGTCCGTAATTGTGTAGGACTTTTCAATTTGTTCTTTTGTTGCGTTGGCTTGTTTTGCTTTGTCGAAATTAGCTTCTGTAAAGGATAATTTTAATTTTGTCTTTGGCTGTATTGGTTTAATCCTAATACCGCCTACAACCTCGCCTTTCATCTTTACATTAGCATCTAAATACAATTCAATAGGCACAAGTTTCCAGTCTTCGACAAATGGACTGCCACCGCAAAATGTTTTTATTTGCTTTGCGTTTGTCGAATTTAAAACTAAAGGTTTTATGTTTTCAACAAAATACGCAATATTGAAATCTCCTTTTTTTCCTGCAACAGAAGCCCCGTATTCCTGTTTTACTTGTCTAATTGTAAAACATAAGTTTTTGCCTTGTTCTATAAAATCTTCTAAATCTGCGCTCCCTAAATGGTCGGATTTTGCTACTGCTCGATAGTGGTGTTTAGTTTCCATAATATTAATAATTTTTGTTTAAGTTCGATAATGGTTTGTCGAAATTTGGGTCTAAAATAATAACCTCTATTTCTTTTGCGGTTGTATGTAGCAATTCGTTTACTCGCTTTAATTCTGCTTCTAAAGCTTCAATTCTTAATTTTTGATATTCTATTACGTTGTTCATAAAGCATTCATTTTAGATGTTAGCAAATCAATTTCTTGTTGAATTTCTGATTTTTGCATTTCAACTGGCTTACTTGACTTTAAAATTGCTAAATTATACGCTGTTTTTTTTTCAAGTTCCGTAAAAGTAAAGCTGTTTAAAAAAGAATTAAATTCATTACGATCAGTAAAATGATTGTCGTAAAAACAAAACGAACTTGCGCCATTTCCAATCCATAAGTCACAAGAAATTTCGTTAATTAAAATTATTAAGATGCAATCTGTTTTATTAACAACAGTGTAATTTCCTTCAATAACCGCATTAACTAAATACTTGTGCATAAATTTTAAGCAGTTTTTAAAGTTCAAACTTACTCTAGGAATGTTGTTAAGATGCTCCTCTATTATAAGGGCATCTTCTCTGTTTAATTCTGCGAACACGTCTTCAAAGTTTTTTGCTCTAGGCGTTTCGTTTGCTGGCGACATAAAGTCTAAGTGATCTGATTCCATAATATTAATATTTATTTGTTTCAGCAAAAATACAACTAATAATCATTTAAGATTATATTTTAACACACTTTAACATTTTAATATTAAATTCGTTTGTACTTTTGTTGAAACTTAAAATATAGTAATTATGAATTTTATTGAATTGACAGCAACAAATAAAACTAAAATTTTAGTAAATCTAAACAACGTTTTAACTATTTCAACAGGACTTTTATACGAAAAATTAGTTGTGTACATTTGCTTTGAAGGCGAAAACCAATTTGCTGTTATGGAATCTTACGAAGATGTCAAAGAAAAAATAAATAACGTTTTAAAATAAAAATTGTAATTATGGAATTAAAAGACGGAATGACAGTAATTGCCCCTTGTGATGGCAGCGGAACAATCAAAAAAGGAGATGAATTTGTGGCTAGCAAAGTTGACAATCTCTTTTTTAGCTGGGTTGTTTTTAGAGTAAATAATCAAGAAGATTATTGTTTGCTAGAAGGATGCGCTCACATTAACGGTGAAAATTGGATAATTAAACCCGAATAAAAATGAATTTAATAAAAATATTAATAGCGGCTTCTGGCTTGAATCAAGCCCAATTTGCTAAAAAAGTGGGGCGAAAGCCACAAAATATTGGTCGTCAAAAAATAAATGGCGGAAATATGACTTTTGAATCTTTACTGGAGTACGCCCAAATAGTTGGTGTATCTGAATTAAATTTTGATTACAAAAACGTAAATGTAACTTTAAACTTTAAATAAAAATAAAATTATGAATTTACAAGATTTGTACAACCTGACAATACAATGGGGAGAAGATAGAAATTTCTACAATCCCGAACACGGAACGACGGCACTAAAACAGTTTGCAAAATTAGTGGAAGAAGTTGGAGAAATTGCGGGAAATTTGTCAAGGGGACGTGACATAAAAGATGACATAGGTGATTGTCTTGTAGTCTTAACAGGACTTGCAAAACTATCTAATACAAGTTTAGTCGAATGTTGGGAAGTTGCCTGGAACGACATTAAAGATCGAAAAGGAGCAATGATAAACGGTGTATTTGTTAAAGAATCTGATTTATAAACAAAACAAAGCCACTTAAATTAAGTGGCTTTTGTATTTTGCGTAAAAATATAAAATTGGGATAATTAAAAGTAAAAGCCACCAGAGCGAATAGCTTTCACGCTGGGTTTCTTTTTTAATATTTTTGGTATTTTCTTTAATTTTTAACAAAGCTTTACTTTTGGAATGCTTTATTACTTTACTTTTATCTGTCTTAATCTCTTTTACTACCTCTTTTTTTGAAGTGCTAGTACGGTCAACTTTAGCGTTCTGCCACGTTGTAGTAGTTGTGCCGTCCTTTGTGTTTTGCGTTTTAATTATAGGCTTTGAGCTGTCGATAGGTTCTAGTTTTTCGCTGCTAAAATTACTCTCTTTAACGGCTTCTTTTATCGTTTTAATATCTTTTA